TCTCATAATCCGAAAGTGTTATCAATTGCATTCGGTTCTTGAGAGTAATTGCATTAGGTGATTCATGGAAACCAGTTGCTTCAAAGATATCACCGTATTCGGGACCAGTATCATCCATTATAATATCTTTGGCCTCATCTCTGAGAATAGTGGCCAACGGATGAATGTCTTTGGAATCTCTGCACCAGAAGTCATAGTCCTTTACGTTTTCTCCATGGTATATGGACGATATGGAACCTCCAGAGAGAATCAGTTGTATTGACATTTGTTCCCGGACACCAAAACGAAAATCAGTAAACAATGTAGAAACCGCTCGTTTGACCTTCAACTTGAGTTCTTTGCATTCCTCTTGGAATAACTGAGACTCTGGTTTGTCTTTTTCTAGTGCATCTTTGAGACGGTCTAGGTTGCTTAATTGGTCAAAAGGTGTTCTGGTCACCAAGGGTTTATGCGGTGTATGCGGAATTACTTGCATGTGCAGTTACGTCCTTGGTTACAGTTTTGGGTGCAGGAGGTTCCGGAGGCGCTGGAAAACCAGTAATTAATCCTCGAAAACAGCAATGATATCTTCTTCTTTAATAATGTAAAACTCATCTTGGTCTACCTTTGATTTGGTTGCTTTATTCCAGTTAGCAAGTATAACATCTCCAACTTTTACGTCAAGTACTTCTTCGCCAATAGAGAGAACAATACCACGATTTGCTTCTGCTGGATCGGCACTGGACAGGACAATACCACTTGCTGTCGTGGTTTCTTTTTGTACCAACTCAATGATAACTCGGTCTTTTAATGGTGTAATCATAATTTACTTTCTTTTTGTGCGTTGCAACATAAGTTAGTATAAATACTAATATCGTTACTACTAGGGTGGATAAAATGTTTAATGTAATTTCTAAATTCTTCAAAAACTTATTTGATGCAAATACTTATAGCAAAGGCCTTGAAAGATTCATTGCTTCTAAAGGTGTTCAAAGTGCCGCTGAAGTTGATTATTGGGTTCAACAATGGGAAAGAAAGAATCGAGTAGCATACTTCTAAGTATCAAATCATCAGCATTTGTTCATAGGTGTAATTACGCAACATATACTGTGATGGATTGGGCAAGTAACATGCCTCAAGATCGCCTTGTCTTCTCGGTTTCTCAATTACTTCAAAGTCTACTGAGTTTGTCTTCTTAAAAGTGTCGATAATCTCACGGACTGTTCTAGTATCACCGTAGGCAAGGTTCTCAATATTATTTGCTGGATTATCGATTGCTCGAATAATTGCCAAACAAATATCATTTACATGTACATACTCACGTACACAAGTACCATCTTTGGTATCATAATCTGTACCATATAAGTTAAACTGTTTCGTTTGTACCGCTTTCTTCAAATTGTAAAATAGACCGTCTTCATTAGTTGGATTAAATCCGTCTTGACCTATTACATTATAGAACCTAAAGATGGTGGAATCAATACTGTTGTTGACACAGTATTGTTGAACGCATTGTTCTGCCATCAATTTGGAATGACCGTATGGACTGGTTGGGTTACTGGCTGCACCGGTTGAAGCAAGAATAAAATGTTCATATTGCAAAAACCTTAATGCATTGATTGTACCATTGACATTGGTTTCATAATATGAAATTGGACTCTTAACTGATTCACCAACTTTTACCAAAGCGGCCAAATGAATGACTGCATCCCAAGTCACATCACCAATACCTGGACGGGAGTATAATGTGGCTGGAACAGTAACGTCTGACCGGTGACCCCTTATATCAAAACCTTGGATATTAATATCCTTACGGACTTCTTTGATAATTTTTTTAAGGTGACTTCCGATATAACCAAGGTCACCAGTAATCAGTACGTTTTTCATTCAGTCAAAAGTGTAATCTTACTTGCAATATAATTTTCAGCCAAGCGTTTGGCTTCGTTTACGTTAGTGGAAATGGTTTCATGCATCCAAGTACCGTTTGAAAAGAAGACAACGGTATATGTACCATCATCTTCTCTGATGACTTCGGTTCTTTTATTTCTGTGGCTATACATCATTATAATTTCGCTCATAATAATCCTTAAGCAATCAGTCCAATAAAGCGGTTCAATACCACTCGGTTGGCTTTACGGTTGTTATTGTATTTGGAGAAAGCAGATACAAAACCACGGGTGGTTGCATTTTCTTTCACTTCAAATTCTGTATCATCATCTGTTTCCAGGCCCTCTGCATATAGTAGGTAGTATTCATCATAACCTTCTGAAGTTACGACTTGATACTTATTACTGCGGAATTTCTTCTTGAATTCATCCTGTTCAGCAGTGGTTTCAGCATCAGAAAAGTGTTGCATTTGATAACCAAAATCACGACCAGAAAGAACATAGAAACCAACCACATGTGCATTGGTACGAGCCTTCAACAGTTTGATGTAAGCGGCAGTCAATTCACGACTGTAACCATCTTCAACATATTCTTCATGTTTGGTTACGGGGTCACGGATAACAAAAGTTGTATTACTTTGTCGGCTCGTATAACGACCAGTGGAATCATATGCATACAATGATTTTTGTCCGTCACCATCGGTCAAGAATACAGTATTCACAATTTGTAAGCGGTTGTCTTTACGGAACTTAGGAACAATTTCCATAGCGGCAACAACAGCTTCATTCAATGGAGTACCAGAAAGACCGAACCAATCAGGTTTGACACAGTAACGGTTATGGAAAGCCAACAAAGCAGAAGCAGCATATGAATATTCACTTGCAGACATACGGCTAGACAACAGATTCATCAAAGAGAATTCACCCAATACCATGTCATCTTTCTTAGGATGAACACGTGCATTTTTATCGTATGCTTGCGTGAAAGCATAAACATCATAAGGAATATTAACTTTCTTACAGAACATAACCAGATTCAACAATTGACGGATGGTGTTATCAATGTGGTTGTGCATTGAACCAGACCAGTCAATGAACATAACCAAGCCGTGAGACTTGCCGTTAGGTACAACTGAAATCTTCTTGAAGATATCTTCACTAAAACCATAAGAATAGATTTTAGACATATTCAATTCACCAGTTTTTGCCACGGATGCGCGTTTCATTTGATCCGCATTCTTACGCAGTTCAAATTCTTTCACCAAGTAACCAACAACTTTCTTGGATTCTTCACGCAACTTTTGATAGGCATTTTTATCGGCACCATTACGACCATCAGGCAATTCATAACCACCGTTGACCCATTTGGCATGGTCAACTTTGGTTTGCACATCCAAACGATAACGATTCCACAGCAGTTTGTGGTCAACAATAATTTCGTCAATCTTTAACTTGGGAACATTGCCATATGCATATTTACGACCATCATTTGAGAACAATTTGTGTTCATTCCTGCGGAACGCTTCATCGGTATGTGAAATAGGAGTCTTGGTGTTAGCACCGGATTGACCGGCAGCACCTTTAGTCTCATTTTTCGTCTGTCCGTCATCACTAGATTCTTCTTTTTGAGATTTTGCATCACCATTAGAAGATTCTGATTGTCCTTCTGACTTTTCAGTCTCAGTTTTTTTGCCGGAACCAGTATTTTCAGCAGAATCACCATTTGAATCACCGGGTTCTGTTTCATTTCCGTCTTCGTCATACTCATAATCGTCAAGATTTGAGGATTTAGACTGTTCTTTTTCTTCTTCCGTCATGTTATCGCAGATTTTTTTAGCGACACGCATAACATCATCATAGGTTACAGTGTTTTCCACTTCATCCAAGATGAGTTTTTCTTCATCGGAGAACAAAATACCAAGGTCAACACCGCCTTTGCAATACAAATTGATGCGGTCAATGAAATTAAGCTTGTTCAGGTCTTCACCTTGAGTACCAAAAAAGTCTTTTTCGAGCAAATCCTTGTATGCACGAATGAAGGCCTGACGCAAACCAGGATATTTTGACTTGATTTTGCGTTCGATGCGAGAATCTTCAACAACATTCAGCACGGACATAGACATTTTTTCATCAAATGCCTTTTTGAGACCGTCCAGAGGAGTAAAAAGTGCATGGCCAACTTCATGACCAATGAAAAGGTCGTATTGGTCGTTGGTAATGTCTTTGTTTAGAACAGGAATAGTCAAAACACGATTCTGTACATCAAAGGATGCAGTAGAAACGTTGCGTTGTTCAATGTGTAGATTTTCTGTGGCCATGAGTTTGGCCAAAAGTGACTTGGATTGAGTAAGTAACATAATAAGTCCTAATGAATATGTATGTATTATACAATAATTCTAGGTTTTGTCAAGTGGTGTTGTATTTTTGCAACTAAATTTCAGTAATGTAGAGGCAACCGTCTTTTACTTCAAGATTTAATTTGGTTCCTTCCACCCATCCAGTAAGTTCAATTAATTCCGAAGGAAAATTGAGAATTCCATCGCCGGATCCGTCTTCGGCTTCTTCAATAATTGCTGGCCAAGAACGGTCATTCATATTGATGTTTAAGTTTTGCATAATTTTCTTGGTCCTGCTCAAATTGAGTGAGATTGGCCCACATTTTAGTAACTTCAATTAGTGATTTTACTGCTTCTTGGTCAACTTTGAGTGTTTCAGCCTTATGGTCATTATTTTGTGTTTGCATATAATCAATTCTCCAGACTTTTTGTTGGATGTTTCAGTTTACGTGAGTATTTTGCAGCATTTTTGTGTGCTTGCACTGGTTTAATCGGTGTCCGACAGACTGGACGTTGTAATTTAACAACAAATTTAGTATTTTTCATTACCGCCTCATGCTTGAAATGTCTTTTGCTTCTTCATCAGTAAAAACCGGCACCGCATTGCTTTTGTGCATAGTCGCAATGCCTTTTACCTTTGTTCCTGTATAAATTTTTGGTGGTGCTTTAGTGGCAACACCAAGTCCTGTATCTAAAGATTCGATTTTACGAGTTTCCCGAACAAAAACGCCTGTAACAACAGGACTTTTGATTTCGGTACGCTGAGTAAATTTACTCAATGATTTAGGTTTCATATCCTCAATGGATTTTAACCATGCGTCATACTGAGCCTGTTGAGCCTTAGGCACTTTGCGTTTTTTGGACTTAGGAACGTTGCAATGAATAAACATAAAATCTCCATACAAGATTTGTATTATACAGAGATTTTAGGATTTGTCAAGTCATGTGTTGTTTTTTTACAACATTATTTGCGGTAACGTTTTGCGTCTGAATAGTAGTCCGATTCATATGCATCAAAATACTTGGACTGTTTTTTTGATTCTCTTTGTTTGTCTCGCTGTTTACGGTCATATGTATTTGTTTTGAATGCATATTCATCGTTGTAGTCTCTTTCTTTGCGAAACTTAGCTACATTTTTTGACACTTACTAACTCCTTATTATGGTAACATTCCGGGAAAGGCTTCTTTAACAAACTTATAGTCCAGACCCTTGACACCCAAGTCTTTATTGAAAATACCAATAACGACCTCTGCCTCCCGTGGCTCTAGGTTCTGGAGATACTCAACGAGTAATTGATTGCGTTTTTGTGGTGTTAGTTTTTCAGCGGTTGGATCACCTTTACGGAACATATACAGTTTCCGGATTTCGGTGGTCAATTTTGCGTAACTCATTCCGGGTGGAATATCTTTGACTTGATATCCTGGTGGAACTTCGTGGTGCAACCACTCATATTGCGGATGAAATGCTAATTCCAAAACTTGTGTCATTACTTTGGAAACATTTTTCTGCAATACTGCAATTCGTTCTTTTTTATTTTTGGCTAATTCAAATTCGTCAAAAACTTCATACATATTCTTCATTAGAAATCCTCAATCACATCCATTAGGTTGGTTAATTTATATTGAATGAAATAATTCAACATCTTCTGCTTATTTGCAGGTTTAGCTTCTTCGTAAGTATTTATAATTTGTTCTTTAATTTCAGTGGGAATGCAGGTCAAGTCAATTAATGTCTTGTTACGAGAATAACCAATTTTTGCATTTTCATCCGACCAATCTTCGGCATTCTCTTTTAGCAATTTGTCTAATACACCTTTGGTTATAGGTTTCTGTCGCAAATCACGAACAAAACAATCACTTGGTGAAAAGATGTTAGGAATACCATCACCCTTATCACCACGAATGATTTTTTCTTGGAGTTCCATCATTGGGTTTTCAGATTTGAGATATTTCTTCAATGCAGGATTGTATTGTTTGACATTGCTGCCCCAGCGTTGCAATTGCAAGAAATCACCATCACTGGAAAGAATAAGAATCTTTTCGTGTGCGGCATGGCGAGGAACAAGAGTGCCGATGATATCATCCGCTTCAGCAGATTCAACATCAATAACTTTATAAGGAAAGTTTTCTTTCAATTCTTGCTTGAACTTTGCCAACATGTCAAAGATGGCATGCCAATCTAATGGAGACTTTTCACGGGTCTTTTTACGACCTGCCTTGTAGAATGGAAAGAACTCCTTACGCCAATACTTGCGGTTGTCACAGCAAAGTACGACTTCACCATATTCCTTGCGGAACGTCTTGAGGTGCATTCGGAGGATATTAAGAACCATATGTCGGATTAAACCTTCTTCCAACTTCACGTTCTTTTGGTTTGAAATTTGAGCCATAAGTCCTGCAAGAAGGACTTGGTTCAGGTCAACGAGAATCATTACGAATCCAATAGTTAAAATTGTACTATATCACACTTCTTGTAATTTGGCAAATACGTTGTTAACAAATTCATCGGATGTTGTTGTTTTTCTGCAAACAACACCAAACCAATCTTCTTTAATCATTCTCATAATATATTCAACTGGTGCAGTTAAGATACCCTCAAACTTATCCACATCAACTAATTCACCTTCTTCGTCTTCTCTAAAAAGAATAATATGATAACAGTCTCCCATAGGTGAACCATCTAATTTGATTCCCTTATCCTTATATTCACTTGCTTGAACATGTATAGTTTCATCTTCTGTTGGTAGAAAGACATAACTATCACAATCGTTGTTCAATAGTGCCTTGAGTTCTGTTAGTTCGGTCATTGTAGTCCTTAATATGTGTTTTTCTCACTCTGACCATAATCCAGTCATTGTAATACTCATCACTTTCCATTACGTTGTTTGCGAATTGTTCTTTCGCCTCAAGGTAACTACATTCTCCCTTAGTCTTGCAAAGATGTAGTATCTCTCGGCGGAATTTATCCTGTCCGTATAGTATAACATCTTTTTGTAGTTTGTCACTACTTCCGTAATAAGTTTGCCAGTCCGATGGGACTTTTACTCTTTTCTTCTTACCTTTTACCATCTTGGTCCTAGAGAACCAGAAAAGTTTCTTACCGATATACTTTTTGTTGTTCTCTAGGTTTGTTATCAGATATACGAATCCGTAACTATCTCCAATTTGGTCTTCTGTGAAATCAGTATCATTATATTGCCAAGTTATTCCCATTTGAGGTCATCTTCATCTAAGTCATCATCCTCTATATATTCTTCGGATAATTCTTCGATTGGATCACCACAGAAAGGGCAATATTCTGGCAATTGTTGTGAGACTAATTGTTCAACGTATTCAACAGCATAGGTTGATTCACATTCTAAACATTCTCCAGAAACTACTTTGTTTGTCATTTTTATTCTTCTTATTATAGTTTAACAAATTATTTGGCCCAAACATCGGACCAATCCCCAGATAAAGCACCTTTAGCATAATCAGTTGCACGATTCTCAAAGAAGTTCGTGTGTGTAGGTGCATTAATCATTTCTTCAACCCATGGTAGTGGATTCTTTTTGACCTTAAAGATACCTTTGAGTGACAGAGAAATCAATCTACGGTCAGCAATGTAACGGATGTATTTCTTAACATCTTCAGCACTCAAACCTTCCATTTCACCCATTGCAAAGGCTAGGTCAATAAACTTATCTTCTAGTTCAACCATCTTTTCAGCAATAGTGTAAATGCGTGACTTCAATTCATCATTCCAGATTTCTGGATTTTCTTGAATGTAAGTACGGAACAATTTAATCATGTTCTCTGCT